GAGTCCATGAGTCCCGCGTCCAGACGGTCAGGGTTTCGTAGCGGAGCGGGGCGGCGAAGGCCGCGGGGTGCTCCATCTCTTCGCTGTGGATGACCGCCCACGCGAGGCCCTTGGCGTCCATCCCCCAGTCCCACACGTCGTCGGGGCTGATGGAGGTGAAGTAGGGCACCATACGGCGACCGCTGGCCCTGTCCTCCGCCACGGTTTCCCCTTTCTTTTGTTCCATGTCCACGATGACGAACCGCGCCCCGCCTGCCGCCGCGAGCCGGGTCACGTCCGCGAAGAAGGCGTCGGCGGTCATGCCGTACCTGTCGGCGTCCGCCTCGATGGGGCGGAGGGCGTCGGGCAAAATACGCTCCGGCCGCCCCTCGTTGATGAAGCTGGCGAACACGTCC